TGTGCATGAAGTTGAATTGTTTATCTTCTGGAGTATTTCTTGCCGCCCATGTTTGTTCTGGCGCAAAGACATCATCGTTTTTATTCCATCCAGTAGATACTAGTATAGACTTAATATAGTATAAATCTATTTGTTTTGGATTAGCGCTTGATGCTTTAATTTTTTCAACATGAACAATAGATTCATTCAATGTTGGTTCAGATATTAGTGCTGGCGAACAATATGCAATAGAGGCATTTGACTGAACAGCTTCAGCCACACCGTCTATAATTTCATGATTAAATATTTTCATATTTTATGTACTTTGTGTACTACCTCTCAAAATTTGTATACACAATTTTTTACTTTTTAAGTATTTTAGGAGGTTTTGTACTCAATAAATAATCCAATAATATATTTTCTATAATTATCTATTGTGGTATCTTCTATGTTAATATTTTTATCATCAATCATTTGTGCAAACGATTTTGGCGTTTTTTTACCATTTTTTAATATATCAAAAATTAAATTATTAGAAATATCTTGTAATATATCTATATTAGTAAATACATCTAACTTGAGAGTCTCTAGTTCCATAACTTCGGACTTAGTTAGTTGTCTAACATTTTTCTTTTTATGAGTATTTAAATATGCGCTAGTGAGTGTTTCCGATATTTGTGACCAAGCCTTATCAGCCCAAACAAATAATTCTGCAACGCCGGGTGTAGATTTTGGCTTTACTGACCTTGACTGTCTTGGTTCAGAATCTTGAGAAAATTTTGGTCTACCATTTGGATTTGGTGGACTTGGTTGATTAGGTTGACCAGATGGTGCTGAAGTTGGCGCAGTTAATTGATCAACACTGCTTTCAAGACCAACATCTTCTGGAGTGACCTTTCCAGTTTGTAAAGCAATACGCTCAAGATTTTGCTTATGTTTTGGATCATGAAATGGACCAGCCTTTGGTATTTCTTCTCTATTTTTATTTTCACGTTTAATGCGAATATTTTCAATTTGTGGAATTTCTTTAAATCTTTCAAGAAGTGTTTCGTGGCTAATAATATCCCTATCTGCCAATTGAATGAGAAGATTTTTCTCTGCCGCCTCATCTGATAATGTCATTTGGTCAAATTGTATGTGGGCCTTATATCTAAAACCCATAGCCTTTCTAACTATTTCTACTTCTTTTTCCCAAAACTGTATAAGTAAATCTCTACCATATTGTAGTCTTTCGACTAACGTTTTTAAAGATATAAAATTGTTTGTAAATCCACCGCCATTAGTTGCCATACCAGTTAATGTTGGTGGAACGCCTAAACCAGCATAAATACTATTAAGAACAGAATTATACTTTTCTGAACCAAGGAATTTATATACTTCACTACTAGATTCTTTAAAACTTAATTCTGGACCCCAAACTAATTCCATTGTACCGCCACCAACGTTACTAGATAATATATCTCTTAATTTATTAATGGCGCTTTTATTTGGTAAAATCTTATATTCAAGATTGCCTAATGTCCATAATCTAATGTTTGAAATTGCTCCATCTAATGCTGATAAATCTGCTAATCTCATTTTTTCAAGCATGATAATATCATCTAATATCGCATAAATCATTGGATTGGCCCACTGTCTCCAATCATCCTTTTTATAATGAAATACAGATAATCTATCTGACTCTAATGGTATATCTTTTTGTCCCTGTTTTAAGCTTTTCTTGATAACAGGTGGTAGCGTTTCTAGTACATGATTTGGAATATCGCCACTTGTAAATTTATCAAAGAAACTATTGGTAGTAATTGTATAGTTATTCATTCCCATAAATAGAGACATACTTCCATCCTTTAACTTTATTGTTAGAGGATTAAAGAAATTATATCGCCAAGGAATTTGATTTTTTGTCATGCTAGGCACTTCTACGCGAATGTCTTTAGATAATGCCTTCATGTAATTATTTAACTGTGGAGTAACATTTGCATAGCTTCTATATATGATGACGTTTCCACATTTATATAAATTATTTAAGAATCTTTCTGATCTTTCTTTTCCATGAACACTCTTAAACCATTGTTGATAAAACTTTTCTACGCTTTTATTTTGATGTACAATATTTATTCCCTGACTACCAAAGTCGCCCATGAGATCAATTATATTTCTAATAATTCCAACCTTATCATATGCATCCATGCACATTTTAATGATTTGTCGTTGTTGCTGTGGAACAGCCTCGTTTGGTCTAAATGCGTAATAATCGTTATGACCAAAGTATGGCCTGACAGAACGATTTGGTTCAATGTCTATGAAGTGACGATATGAACTTCCTTGACTTTTACTAAGACCACTATAAGAATCAACATTATCAGAAAACTTTGACATAGCATCTGCTCTACTTTGAGCATTATTATCATCCCATGTGATCATGTCATCATCATTCATATTGTTTTCTCTTTAATTGTAATGTTAATTGGATTGTACAAATATTAATACACATCTTTCATATTTTCTGTAAACCAGCTTGGTCCAGAATAATATTTTTCATTTTGTTCTTTTTGGTGATAACCGCCAGCAGCAAAGCCGCCATAGAATTGATAAATTTCTTGCTCTGGCTTTCGCTGTAGCGTTCTAGCTGCCATATTAGCCATGAGTAAAGCGGAATATCGGTCCTTTCTCATCTTTTTCTTTTTTCCAGTACCGACAATTACTTCTGGAGTATCCCATCTATCTCTACCATTAGATGTTTGTGTCATTTGTATCATTGATAATTCATCTTTTAATTCTTCTATTTCAAATACGCATTCTTCTAAAGTATCATACATTCTATTTTTAATCATGTCTTCTGAAGAAGATAAACCAATGCTTACTGCGTCAAAAAATGGAAATATCAAAACTTTATCTTCAAAATCTTTTCTCATACCATGATTTGCTTCAGCCAACCATTCGTGTTTAGCAAATTGACACATTTCTAAAATATGTAAGCCCCTTTCTCCATCGGTATCTTTTGGCTTATCATCTTCTATTATAGGCCAAATTGGCAATTCTCCACTCTTTAATTTATCATTATCATGCAAAGATTCCATGATTGCTATACCGCCGCCTTGAGCATCTATAGCTATATGTGCGCATGGAAACTTAATCATCAAATCTCTAATTTTTCTAGCACAATAAGAATAGAAATCTGTTTCAGAAGAATAACCCTTTTTTATTCTTTCCTTATGTTCTGATCTTGTTGTTGTCCAACAATGTACAATTCTACGATGATCTTGATTTAGTTCTAGAACAACAATACTAAAGTTATCGACTTCAGACGCTGGGTCAACTCCAAATATATATTTTTTATTATTATTGCCAATTAAAGCTGCCTCAAAATTAATTTGATTACCAGAGTGATCAGAAATAATATTATTTTGTGATAAAACGCAAGATTCTATTAATGATCTCTTAAAGAATCCTTGGCTATCTCTTGTGAAACAAGCTCCATATTCCATTTGATATATACCAGTGTGAACTGTAGCTTTTGATCTAGCAACTTGATCAGCATCCATAAATCCTTTTGGAAGTAATTCATATGGCATTCTTATTATTGAATATTGGGTCCAATCAAAACTATCTGGTGGATCTTCACCATTAAAGATTTCTTTTAGTTTAGATCTATTACCTTTACTTTTGATTATAGATCTCCACTTTTTCCAATAAGTAGCAAAATGATTAAAGTCATAATATGCTGTACCAGATAATATAATTTGGTTATCTTTTTGATCTATATTACCTATTTCTTCTTCTATTTCAATACCAAGTTCTTTAGCTTTATTTCGTGCTGCTAATCTCTTTACATTTTCAACTGGATCGGCACTAACTGCCGCAAAGCCAGCGACAACATTTTCAAAGATTTCTCTTGGTATACTTGCAAATTCGTCTGCTAATATATCGTTTGCTCTTTGTCCTCTAATCTTTTGTCCATCTCCAAGTGGTAAGCATGTAATTGTGCTTTCGTTTAGTCTTAAAACGCATCTATCAGTATCTCGCCTTGGGCCACTATCTGAATCACATAAGTCTCTAAGCATTGGAGAATTACGCCATATAGTTTCCATATATTCAAAAATAACTTTACTCTGCCTAAATGCAGCACCAACAACAACAATTTTTCTTCTAGGTAATATTAAAGCTCTTAGTACTGCATATAAAGATAATATAAAAGATTTACCAAAACCTCTACTCGCAATTAACATTGGGAATTTTCTTTCCCATAATTCTTTAAGAATTAATGATTGAGATGGGAGTAATTGTATATTTAGAATATGATTTGTTATGAAAGATAAGTATTCTGGCCTAGTCATTAACCACGTTAAACGTAAATGAAAATCATCATCGTTTGCATTAAGAAAAGACATGGGATTAAATAATGTAACATCTACATTATCTATTCCAAGCCAAGCCTCTTCAATATTTTTAAGTTTTGATGTCATTCTTTAATATGCCAATGTTCTAAAATAGCATCAGCAAAACCATAATATACTGCTTCTTCTGCGTTTAAATACCAATCGCCATTCTTTAATTTTCTAATTAGAAATTGTTTGACCTGTTTTTCGCTTGGCTTTTTTCCAAATTTTTCATAAAAGAATTTACCATCTACACATCTTTTAGCATAAGCATTAAACATTACATCACATATTCTTTTCTCATAATCTGCTTGATTTATTGCACTTAAATAGTCTGTATTAACATCTGTTGATCCATAGTGCGACATAAAGTGAGAATTTGGAGTCATATAACGATAATCTGCTGCTTGCATAAATATACTGCTCATTGATTCAGCTTGACCATAAATAATAATTGTTACATATGATCTACACATCTGTATTGCGTCATAAATAGCCATCCCATCTGTCCACTCACCGCCTATACTATGACAATGGATTGTAATATTTGCATTACTTCTCATATCTAACGCTCTCAAGTTTTTTATGAAAGTATTAGACATTCTATACTCTACACCGGGATTTTGATTATCTTCACTATTATAATGATTGTGTAGAAATATTTCTCTAGTATTTATATTTGCACCATAATCGTGGAAATCTTTAAGTAGTTCTGGTTCAGCCATTATTTTTTCCTTCCGATTGTGTACATTTCATTTACCCTTTTCATTATACTACAAACAACAACAAATGCGTTAAATTTATCATTACAAAATAATACATTAATATTTTCATATAATTGAAATTCTATTAAACATTTAAGCATGTATTTACCAGTTATTTTAAGAGATTCTTGTTGTTTAACTGGTATTCTAGTGTGTTCTGGAAATTTTAATAAGTCATCTAAAGAAAATTCTAAGATAATGAATTTATGTGGAAATGGCTTCATTCGCTCAATTTCTCTCATAAATGGGTGTTTTTTATGACCAAGATTTATTGCTAATTCTTCAATGCAGCCCTTTCTTTCTATACATAATTTATCTTCTAATCCTCTTATACTATAATCACCAGTATCTAGTTTTCTATCAATACATCCAGCACAAGAGAAATTTGTTGGAAAATAATATCCATTTTGTTCTCTAGTATCTTTGATAACTGTATATGGTGGTGGTTTAGGCATTATTTAATATTTCTATAAACATCGACTCATAATGGTGTTCTTTATCTTTTATTGATTCATGACAGGTTTTACATAATGTAATACAATTATTTTCATCATATCTTAAAGATGAAGCTTTAGACCAAGGTTTTATATGATGTACATGTAATTTTGTTTTTGAGGAACATCCCGGCATTTGGCATTTTCTTTTATCTCTCTTTAGAACATTCTTACGACACTTTTCGTATTCTATATCATTATAGTTTCTTTTCATAATTGTTGTATTTTATCAAATCTAATATATTTTTTAATTAATCTACAAAAGATTAAAGTTTTTATGGTGCTATCTTTAATAATAATTTTTTTTATTATATCTATAGTTGCTTGATGTAAACATTCATCTGGATTATCTGCACTAATAAATAAAATTAGAAAAGGATCTGAATATTCCCTTATATTAAACTTGATTAAATCTCTATATATGTTGGATACGTCAACATACACTTTATAACGTTTCATTTAACATTAGCTTAATAAGATCTTCTAATTTATGTTTTGGTTGCCACCCAAGCCTTTCCTTTGCTTTCAAGCAATCTCCACGTAAATAGTCTACTTCTGATGGTCTATAGAATTCTGGATCTATGTACACATAATTCCTCCACTCTGGAAGATTTACAGTACTAAAAGCTATATCTAAAAATTCTGCTACAGTATGAGTTTCGCCAGTACAGATAACATAATCATCTGGATATTGTTGCTGTAGCATTAACCACATCGCTTCGACATAATCTCCAGCGTATCCCCAATCTCTAAATGCTTCTAAATTTCCAAGTCTTAATTTAGGAAATTCTAAGTCATTTATACCTATTATTTTTTCTTCAGTAAAACATAAGTATTCTTTTTTCATATTAAAATATTCAAGCCACTCTTTAAAATCTAATATCCAATTAATAATCTTTTTGGTAACAAAGTTATCTCCACGCCTTGGACCTTCGTGGTTAAATAAAATTCCACAACTTGCATGTAAATTA